CGAGGTAGTTGAAGCTGAAATCACACACGGTTTTATCCTCCGAATAGAACGGGGAGTTGAGAACGGCTTCGACCTGATAGAAATACTTCGTGAGCGGGTGGAACGAATGGAGGACGAGCTGCTGAGCTACCGGTTCTCCCAGGGCAGCACAAGTGCGTTCGCCAATGCGGTCGAATGTGCCGAGGCAAAAGCAACCTCCAATTTCTGCAGGGAGCTTAAAAGCTGGCTCAAAATTTACGACAATGCGGGGTAACCTGCAAGGAGAGGAAATGTTAGGAAAACTCATCCACAATAGCACCTCAGGGGAATACGACATACACCGGACTTACGGCGTGGCGTACACCCTAAGCGAGGAGGAATTGAACAGGTTCCTTGACGCTATCATCGCAATGGAACGCCACCAGGAAATCAAGCGGTTCAAAGAGTGCAGCCTCAAGTTTCAAGACACCTACCATCCTGGCAACGCTGGACCGTGGAGAGGCTAATGGACGTACTAGATTTTAACTCTATCCCGTATGCGGGCCACTTCCCAGAGTGCGAAAACTATGAGGGCTACTATTGCAAGCGATGTGATAGGTTCTTTGAGGCTGGAAAGCCCAGTCGGAACTACTGCGACTACTGCGGCAAGTTCGCTGCAAGGATCGTCGAGTGCATATGCCCCGAAATTAAATCGGGGAGAATTTGAATTCTCTGTCCAAACTGTTGACAAAGTGTCTAACTAGGTGTAGACTATGTTTATCAAATCAAGGGGAGGAGAACCAAATGACCAACACAGAGATAGCCACCACAATCATAAGCCAGTTCGGGCGGAGCTTCCCTCAGATGGTAGGACTCAAGAACGTGGTAGCGATAGAGCGGGGGGTCCAGTTCAGCCACGCCAAGGGGCTGCAGGGGATTAACAAGGTAGTCGTAATCTTGAACGGCAGGGACACTTACGACCTCAGCTTCTGGAGGATTACCAACAAGACCTCCAAGGAGATTACCGGAGTCGGGGACATTTACAACGACCAGCTAGGGGGAGTCTTCGAGAACATCACGGGGCTATACACCCATCTCTAAAAACACCCAGCCCCGCCACCACGCCGGGGCTTTTCTTTTACCCTGTAAACTCTTTGTCCAAACTGTTGACAAAGTGTCTAACTAGGTGTAGACTAAGCTCATCAAATCAAGGGGAGGAGAACAAGATGACAAAGACAATGGTGACCCTGGAGTGCCTGGAGTGCGGCAAGACCTGGAAGACCCCAGTGAAGAACCTGAGCCTGGGGCCCCGATGCCCGAAGTGCCACGGCTACGATGTAGACGTCGCCTGAAATGGCGACGGGAGGAGGAGAGATTATGCATTTAGATTAGTGGGTTTCGCTACAATCCCTCTGCCCGCATACTTCGCAATGGGTGGGGGGGCTAACCGCTTTATCGGTCCAATAGCCCGCCGAGGGCGCAGCCTGGGCAGCCTGGGCGGAGTCCCACATCTCATCGTCCCCACAGTGGTTCTGCTCCAGACCGCAGGACTGGCACTGGCGGATGATGATATTGATTTCCGCATAAACCTTTCGCTCGTAGGGCCACAACGGAGCCAACGCTAGCTCCGCCGACCCGCATCCATAACATTCCATTCTTATCGACTCACTTGTGACACGAACATGAGCATCCATTCAACTGGCAAACGCCGTGGGAATCAAAGATGCAAGCCAGTGATGTCATTTTCCCCTCTGTAATCCCAAATCCTTGAGTGAGCGTACTACGGCAGTTTCTCCCCAGACTCGATTAGAACTCGTCGTAGCTAATTGGTCTAATCTCAAGTCGCCTCGCTTAATAGCGTCAAACCTAGCATTGCCCATCATATCCCGCTGCACTGATTCCGGTTGTCGGGTTAACCAATCCCGCCCATTCTCAGGTGGGGGTGGCATCGGGACATCCAGACCTAAGTCCTCGTAAGTAAGAGTTTCTGGCACCATAGCGCAACGACCATTAGGGTGTTCATTCAGTGGCTCATTCGTCTCATATAATGTTCCATCCAGGGCAATGCAAGCCATACAGGTGGTTTCATCTTTTGTCGCCAATCGACGATAGCCTTTAATCAGGTCCGGGTTAGCCGCATACTGTAATCGACTAGCCTCTCGGTGCGCCCGATTAGTTTCAGTTCGGGCAATAGTGAGAACCTTACTCAACTGCATCCCGCTAGCCCGCTGCGCTAACCTCGCTGTCTTTCTAGGGCTATAGCCACGAACAATCCCTTCACCCACTGTCTCGGTAATGGCAGTAGCTGCTTGAGGCCCCATTGGTGCAAGGAGATTCCCTAACGGTGCGCCATCGCCAGCAATGCCGACGAAATTAGCAAAAGCCTCCCTCGGCAATCGGTTCCAAGACAGCCCGACCTCGCCCAGCATATTAGGCGTAATACCTGGAGGTAAGCCTGCGGCCATAGTCGATAACGTGGACTGCTGAGCCAAAGCTACCGCCCCAGCCTGTGCTTGAGCAATATGGGTTGCGGCGACAGCATGATATAAAGCTATGTCGCCCACGATTTGTGTCTTGAGCGCAGTCATGGCAGTCATCCTCATAATTTGCCACGGCTTCAACTTCCGTAGCTGGGCCAAGCGCACGACTCGCAGCACGGAGTTATCAAGGTTTTTCTGGACAGGTTCGTAGGCGTCAATCATCCGCTGGACTTGAGCCGCCTCTAAAGCTGCTAACCTCTTAGCAAATTCCTCCGTTACTTTCTGAGCCTCGGCAGGAGGCATAGCCTAAAGCTCTCCAGCATTGAAGTTACGGAGTATTTCAGCCCCGATGTTGGTTTCTTGCTGTCGTTCCACGGAACTGTCTTCGTCCATCACCTCTATCTGCTCCTGGGTATACCCCATCTCCCGGAATAGCTGGTGCTTGGTCACGCCCAGTTCTGCCTTCGACTTCAGGGCCTCCAGGTGGGCTTGCTCGTTGCGGGTTTCGGGGTCATCCCAGGTGGTACTAATTATCGTATCATCGGAGGCGACTACCGCCGTACCGAATGCGGCTTGGATGCGGAGGGCCATCATTATGCAATCTTCCCAGGAGTTTCCGAAGTTCACCATTCTCTGCTTGGCCTTCTGAACCAATCCAGATTCAGCAGTTTTTAGAGCCTCGCCGGACGGCATTCCCCCGACTATCTGGAACAGATGCTGGGGCGTTCTGGTAGTGCCAGCGATATGCGTCACTAATGTCTCGATAGTTCTGAGAGGGCCATCTACGGTTGCCGCCGACCACTGACCCACAGACCCCCCGTCGTACTCGCTATGGAACTCGGTCACGCTGCCAGGGAGTATGTCCAGTCGGCTAGCGCCGTGGTTGACGTTCAGGGTATACCTCTGTGGAAAGGCTAGGGTATCCATTATCATGGTTAAATCTATCAGGGATTTATTTAATAAATCCTGCATCGGTATCACATTAAGAATCTCGGACTGGCCGAAGTCCCCGCCCATTGGACGGTTCTTGAAGTGGACTATCGGGATACCCAGAGGCTCCCCATTAGAGGCCAACCACGATACCGGCCACGCCTCATCAATTTCATCTTGATGGCGGCCCCAGACTCCACCACGGGCAACGTATTTCTCCACACGGTCGGGGTAGTACAGATTCAGACGTGTTTCCGGTTCGCCCCCAATCTCAGGGCGTTGTATCCACTTCTTCGATGCCCAGTCTATTTCCCGGGTCATCTCGTTATAGTGCGGGATTATCATTTCCGCCATCTGCTGGGTCCATCGAGGCCGCTGGGCTTTATCGTCCCAATCGCAAAGCAGGTAGCTATCCCCTACCATGATCGCCTCGGTATGAACCACTACCTGGGTATAATCCATCCGATTCGCCTGCCAGAGGCCCCAAGCCCACTTGCTTAGAGTGTCATTATCACTATCAAATGCCATTACGGTCAGCCGCTCGGCCAGGGCGTCCACCACCACGTTCATATAGTTGTCCCGGAACGCCAACCGTGGGGGCAAGAACTTCTTGAGCCGGTCGGTCAGGGCAGTATCATGCTCGCCCCCGTAATACTGGC